ATGCTTCGTCGCTTCCGCCGTCGCCTGTGTATTCCTGTAAAGCTGTGATGATGTTCTCGCACCTATCCGAGACGTAAAATCGTGGATGGTTGATGCCATCAATCTTGGCCTTACGATTGTAAGCCATCTTGGTTTGAATGGCCTGAATGCCATCCTCGATGTCTAAGCCGGGAGCTGGATTGAACGTAAGTCCGTTATCTGCCAAGTCCTCGATGATGGAGCTCGCCCCATTCTGCGACTGATACTTGGCTGCACCCAAACGTGGGTCAATGAGCCTGTCTAAGATTTCCTCACTGTTGTCTTCCTCTAGGCCGACAATCAAATCAACGTAGTCCTTAATGCCATAGCCAAGTCCCTTGCTGCCTTCGCCGCCAATCCACTTGCCGCCATGCCACTTGGCCCAATCGCCTACATTAACGTCGGGCCATTCACGATAGACGTAGTAGGTTTCATCAGCATCCACCCCAATCCAGCACATGAACCAGTTCTTACGCCCAGCAGGGTCAAGAATCATGTAGCGTGTTAGATCGGCGGGAATCTTGTCATGCGGGATGACATTCACCTCACGCGAGAACATAGGGAACCGAGTGGACGCACTCTTGGTAGGAATGCCGTAGGCGCGTGTAAGGATTTCTTCTTCGGCTCGTCCCTTTAAGTCTTGAGCAATGCGCTCATATCCACCAAACGGATTGTCCTTAGAATGGAAATAGATGATGCCGCTATTTCTATTTGCCGAATGCTGAACAAACGGTACCAGCCTATCGTTCAGAAGTTCTGCAACTTTAGTTTCAACTGTTCGTGCTTTCTCCAAATAGTCTCGTACAACTTCTGTGTAGCCGTCAATAGGAGTAAACGTAACAATAATTTTAGCATTCCTTGTAGCAAGGCGGAAGCGAAGAGTAGTGAGCAACTCAGGGCCAATAAGATACTCGTCACACCAAGCACCAATATTAAGCCAAAGTGGTTCGCGGCTTCCCAGCTCCGCGCCTTCAAGGATGGTGTCGTTGTTGAGGAATTGTGCATAGGTTTTGAAGATGATGTGACTACGAGTACCGGGAAGAATCAAACTGCTCTTAGAGAAACCATTCTTGCGTGTGTAGCTAATGTTCTCTTCCGCGCTCAGAGTTTTCTTACGCAGCTCCTCTGGCAAGGCATCATAGATGGCACTCTGCTGCTGACGTATCGAAACATCCGCATTCTGGGCAAAGCACATGATGACACTACCCGGATTCTCCATCGCAGCCTTCACAACAGCCGTAGCCGCCCATGTCGTCTTGGAAGACCGATTGCCGCCGCTTACAAGCAATTCGTTGAACTCCCCTAGCAACTCCTCTGCCTTCTTCCAATGAGGCAGCTTAAAGCCATACCTGTAAGGATCACGCTGACTATTCTCAATGGCCTGATGGTAAATGTCGAACAGGTTGGCCAAAGCCTCAGGCTTCATCCGTGCCATCTCCTCATTCGTAGGAGGAACTAATATGGGATGCTTCTTCCAAATCATACGTTAGTAGATCATGGATTGTTAGCCATCCAAATTGAAATGTAACGCTGCTTGTCGTCCTCGCTAAACGCCGTGCAAGCAAGCATGGCATCCATGAAACTCTTGTGCTTTTTAATGAGACGCTTCTGTGCCAAGATTTTCCTAACGGTGATGTTGCTGCCGTTACGACTAGCCCAAGCGTGGGTGAGGTTGTTGCGCCAAATGCCATACCAACCAAAGTTGTTAGCCCAGCACTCAGCCATCTCATGCCACATTTGCTGAATGGTAATTTCCTCGCACTTCTTAGCCCATAACAAAGGCTCCGGCACTTCTCCTGTACCTTCGCTTTCTTTCTTAATGAAAGCCTTCAAGTCTTGGTCGCTTACGGAATACTCAGGCCAGCGGTATCTATCAACCAGCTTGGACAAATGAATCCTCAGCTCTTCGTGTTTCTTTTTTAGTTTCATACGTTGATGGCTTCCTTCTGAAGCGCGGCTCTAGCATCCTCAATGGCCTTCATAGCATCCTCTAGGCTAGGCTTGCCCGCCTTGTGCTCAATGACCATCTTGTTCTCTCCTAGAGCTTGCATACCCTTATCCACGGCTATACCGTAGGACAGGGCCAAGTCTTTGACGTTCACCTTAGCCAAGGCATCTGGATTGTCTGCCAGCATAGCCATCTTCTGTTTCATCAAAAGCCTAATGCCCTCAGCCATCTCAAAGCCATCAGCCGCTAGTTGCTTCTTCCTAATGTCAATGGCGAGCTCATGCCTAGATTTCACCGAGCTTATTTGATTGAAGCTCCAGCCCGTGCTATCCGCCACCTCTTGCCATGTACTCCCATCCGCCAGAAGCTCTAAACACAGCATAGCCTTAGTTGGCTCTCGCGCTTCTAAGGTACGACTATCCGCTTCCACTATGGAAGTAAGAAAAATCGTGCTCTCTTGCTCTTCAGACATTTGCTATTGTTTAACTAAAAATTAAAAGAAACTTGTAAAAGAAAGAGGGAGTGTGAGGGAGAAAACAAATGCTTGTCAAGTTCTTTCTGGTAATGAAGCCAATAGTGTAACAAAATCTTCCAGAGTTTGTTACAATAGGAAACTGTGTAGAAATAAAAACACCCACCGAAGTACGCTTGAGACAGAGGCGCGGCGGGTCTACTGCTAACAGCATATCATGAGATGGCATTCTTTGCAATGGTCTAACTGGAAGCCAACTGGAATAGCATTATCATCAACTTCCTGACGTTACGAAGTTGGCCTCCTTTGGAATATTTTTTTAAGGGTCGATTCTAACCAATTAACAATCCACCACCCCCCAAGCGAATCGACCCCCTCCCCCCCTGTGGGTATGCGTGCGCGTGCGCGTGTACGTCTATACGGGCGCGTGCGGGCGCTAAGGCGCGTGCGTTAGTGCGTGCGCGTTAAGACGGGCGCTTGGATAGATGCAAACGGGTACACAATAAGGCTATTGTAAGCGTTACGCAATAGGAAAGGAGCATCAGGCCATCGCGTGAAGGTTGTTTTGTAAGGGTGGGGGAATGTATTTGGCAGGGGTTCGGCGCGGGTTAGGCAACGGTTCGGATAGGGTTCGGCGAAGGCTTGCTAGGTTGCAAGGCTACTAGCTGGGGCTTTCCTCTTTCCTGAAAATGGAAAGGGGTTGGCTTGTCTTGGCCTCTAGCGCTTCCCGTATATCCCTTCCTTTGGTTCCTACTGTTAGGGGATGAAGAGGCCGCCGATTGCTTTTCCTTTCTCTGTGCGTCTGGTTCCCTGGTTTCCTTCGTTGAGTGTTTGGGGGGCGCGAATTTTAATTGCTTAGTGTTTAAGGGAGTTGTGAAATCTTTTACGATTTTAGTTGAGTTTCTTAAACGTATCTACAACCTTGTTTCCATCGAAGCGACAACCGCGACGAAACAAAGAAACAAAAAAACAAAATGAAAATCCTCACCGCTTCAAATGATACCCGAAACCTATCAACGGAGTCCCTTATCAATGAATGGGCCGAAAAGCTGTACGATGCCACGATCGTCAAGAAAGATTGGGCCTTGCGTAATCATCTCAAGCGTGCGATGCCACAGGGATTGCGTTCTCAAATTTTGACCAAAGAGGCTAGCTTTTCAATAAAATAAACATTAGGAAATCGCAACCAATAAACAAAAACACAGACACACAATGAACACCGAAACCGCCGGACAAGTTTCCGCCACCAAATCCGAACTGCTTGCCCTGCTCTATTCCTTCGTGAATAAACGGCCTTGCTTAGACTTTGCCAACTATGGGGACGTTTCAATCTATCGCGCAGAGGTTCGCATGATCTCCCGCCAACGCAGCGACGCCTTGACCATGCTCCGTCAAATTGAACTACGGGACAGCATCACAGCCGCCGAGATGGTGGCCGCTTTCCGCAATCGCTTGACGCTGGGCCGCACGAAGAAGGGCCAACTGTGTTTAGACTATTGTACGGGCCAATACTACGCCACGGAATATCGCTATGCGGTTGCCCAGTATGCCGCATCTTTGCTTTGGTCATATATGCGCTCCAATATGCCCGCTCCAATCGTTAAAAAAGAGGTTGAAGACGGACATACGTATGAGCATGAGTATTTTGACGGATTGCGCGCTGGGCCTTGGCTACGTCGTCACTTCCGGCGTGAATTTGGCCGTGGCGTTGCTTCCCGTTGGTTCAATTAAACACCAAACCCATGAAACACACAAAAAAACCAACGATGGAAGCGACGTGCTTTTTGTTTATGCACGCGGAAATCTTGCGCCAACTTTGGCTGTCTTCGCATGAAATGGCGCGCGCTGGCAAAAACGGTTTTGAGATTGCGGAGGCATTGAGAGATGCCGCAAACAATGCCGAGCTGTCATATCAATCAGCCCTTTCTCAGTTCAAGGCGTAAGAAATCCCCACAAAAACCCATCCCTTGCCCTGCGCACTCATTAGAGGCGCGGGGTTTTGGGCTGAAAACCTATGAAAAACACACAAAAGGAAACAGAGTTATTAGAAACAATCCGCAAATGGGAAAACCTATGCGACGAATCCCGTGCTGACGTAGCATATTGGAAGGATCAGGCTATGGAGTTGCGCGAGGCGGCCAAATATGCGGCCAACATTCTTGGCCTCATTCCTGCCTTCGGCGATACCATAGGCACCAAAGTAAGCAAAGCACAACTTGCCGTTGCCTCAAACAAATTGAACGTAGCTTTAGGCAAAGCGGAGGGCGTGAAATGAGCGCACCAACGCGGGAGGAACTACTGGACACCATTAACCATTTGCAACTTGCCATGCAAATGATGGAAATTGAACTAACGTCAGGCTATAACACCATGCCGCGCCGTCGCAGTTTACGGGCGGCGGTCGAGAATTGCATGGATTGGAGTTTCTGCGGGCGTAAGGTATTGGAGCGGGCTCAATATAAAACGGAGGGCGAAGCATGAAACGCGCTTTCTTTATCCTTTGCCTTGCCGTTTCAGCTCTGCCCGCAAGGGCTGGACTATGGGAAGCCGTTTGCCGTGTGGAAAGCAATGGAAACCCTCGTGCCGTTGGAGATAGGGGCGCGGACGGTGTTTATAGGGCCGCAGGCATTGCTCAAATCTGGGCCATCACAGTCAAGGACATAAACCGCTTCGCTGGCACCCGTTACACGTTAAGCGATAGATTTGACCCCGTGAAATCAAAGGAAATGTTCAACCTCTACGTTGAGCACTATGGAAAAGGCCGTTCCCTTCAATATAAGGCCCGGCTGTGGAATGGCGGGCCCGGCGGGAATA